TTGTAACATTTTCTGGTGCTTCTGCTGTTGGCGGTTTGACATTAAACGGTGAGTTTCAGGTTACTGTTTTGACAGCAAACACGTACAACATTACGGCCACTTCGCAAGCAACGTCTACAGCGGGGCCGGGTGGTGGCACAGTTACCGCCGCATATCAGATCAATGTTGGCCCCGCTATTCAAGAACCTTTAGTTGGATGGGGTGCAGGTGGATGGGGGCTGGGTACTTGGGGTAATGGCTTAGCTACTGCTCTTGCGCTACGGTTATGGAGTCAAAAAAACTACGGTGAAGATTTAGTTTTTGCGCCGCGTAACGGAGGTCTTTACTATTGGGAAGCACCTACATTAACAGCCCGTGGCGTACTACTTAACACCCTTGGCGGTAATGTATCTTTTACCAGTGCTTCGCCGACTGTAGTGACCTCCACTATCCAATATACCGAAGGCGCGGCCCTTCAGTTTGCTGCCACCACATCTTTACCTACTGGCATTAGTGCGGCAACTACGTACTATGTGTTTGAAGTAAATGGCTTGACGTTCAAGCTTTTGGACAGCGCAGGTGCAGCGGTTAATACGTCGAGTACTGGTACGGGTGTGTATGTCTCTCTAATTGTAGATGTGCCCACAATACTAAACACTTTGACTGTGTCTGACACGTCCCGTTTTATTTTAACTTTTGGTTGCAATGACTACGGCTCGGCCACACTTGATCCTATGCTAATTCGTTGGTGCGGGCAAGACGATCTTTTTAATTGGACGCCTGACCCCACAAACCAAGCGGGGTTTGTACGTCTTTCTAGCGGCTCAGAGATCATCACAACAATTCAAACTCGCCAAGAAATTTTGGTGTTTACCGACTCGGCTGTGTATTCACTTCAGTATCTTGGCCCCCCTTATGTCTGGGCACCGCAGTTGCTTGGTGAAAACATCTCTATTTACAGCCCTAATGCTGTAGTTATAGCTTCTGGTGTTGTGTATTGGATGGGTATAGACAAGTTCTACGCATACGATGGCCGTGTAAACACGTTGCCTTGTGCCTTGCTTCGGTTTATTTTTAACGATATTAATAGCGGCCAAAACTTGCAAGTGTTTGCGGGAACAAACGAAGGCTTTAATGAGGTCTGGTGGTTCTATTGCTCAGCCAACACGTCGGCTATTGATAAGTACGTTATCTACAACTACGTTGAAAAAATCTGGTATTACGGCACGATGGCACGAACAGCATGGCTTGATTCAGGTTTGCGTGATTTTCCTTTAGCTGCAACGTACCAACCAAATAGTACAGGCAACATTGTAGAACACGAAAACGGCTTGAACGACAACGCAACCGGCACAGCAACGGCTTTGGACGCTTACATATCTTCGTCTGAATTTGATATTGGTGACGGTCATAACTTTGGGTTTGTGTGGCGGGTGCTGCCGGATTTAACTTTTGGTGCTTCTACAAACAGCCCCACCGCTGTTGCTCCACAGGTAACCATGACGCTGTATGGTCTGGCTAATTCTGGCTCTGGAACCACAAGCACTGCTAACGGCACGGTTATAAAGGGTAGTACGTACGTCATTACCGAAGAGTTTACAGGCCAGATATTTACTCGCATGCGCGGTCGCCAGATGATCTTTAAGATTGGCTCAAACCAGATCAATACACAGTGGCAACTGGGCGCTCCCAGAATTGACATCAGACCTGACGGCAGACGCTAATGGCTGAACTAAACGCAACCCCGCCAAGCTTATCTCTGCCCCCCGACGCGTACGACAGGCGGTACTTCGATCAACTGAATAACATCTTACGTCTGTACTTTAACCAACTGTCTAACCCCGGTGACATGGGCGGGGCAACGTTGAATTTGAATATTGAGACACTACCCACTGAGGCTGACTTTGCTAGCTTGCGCTTGGGCGATGTTTACAGAGATACACAAGACGGTGTACAAGCTGGTAGCCAAATGCTTCGCATAAAGACGTCAACATGATATTATCGACCAACCCCCATTTTGAGAGGCAACTATGAGCCTTGCTGTACTAGCCGACCACATGGCATCCAAGGGTCGCGGCCCTGACTCGATGCTTATCCACATGTCCCCACGTGAAGTGCAGGGGCTACAAGCGTTGGCCGAGAACCACGGCGGCTCCCTTACCATTAACCCAGAAACTGGTCTCCCTGAAGCTGGCTTCTTAGATAAGTTGTTACCAACTATTATTGGTGTGGGTTTATCTATGGCGGGTGTGCCGCCCCATATTGCTGCAATGATGGTGGGTGGCGCAGAAACAGTACGTACTGGTGATTTAGGCAAAGGCATTTCTGCCGGTCTCGGTGCTTACGGCGGTGCTGGTCTTGGTGCGGGTATGGGTACTGCGGGTGCAGAAGCAATTGGCAGTCAAGCTGCGGGTCAAAGTTATCTATCTAGCTACGTACCTCCCGGTGTTTTAGAAGGTGCGGGAGCTGGCCTTTCTGCGGATATGGCCTATAACTTAGGTCAAGCAGGGGTAATAGACGCAGCAAGTACTCAAGCGGTTAGTGCTGCCCAACAAGCTGCTGCCGGTGCTGTAGAAGCAGCATCGCCATTTGACAAGATGTCTCGGGGTTTTGATGTGGCTAAAGCTAATCCTTCAAGCCTGTTAACTAAAGATAACTTTAAATACATGGCTGCAGCCGCTGCTCCTATTCTTGCAGACCAAGCAGTTAAGTCTAATTTGCCGACTACTGCAACAAAACCCGGCATGATTCGCCCATATTCTTTTGACCCATACGGCGGCACATACACTGCTGGAACTCCGTACGAAGCCCAAGTAAAGAAAGCAGCGGGCGGTGGCTTGATGGGTATGGATGACGGCGGCTACGGCCCCGGTATGCTTGACTTTACTCAGAAGAGTGAGCCTGTTGTTCGCATGGCTGAAGGCGGCGTGCCCGGATATGCCGGTAACGATGGTAGTCTTGTTGGTGGGTATAAGCCCTCTGACGCCGACATCTTTAATTACTTCAAAACCCCCAATCTTTCAGATACGCAGATAGCAACTGACATGCAGAAATTTGGTGTGTCTGCCGCCGACATTGCTCGCGTCACTGGTACACAAGGCCAGCAAGCCGATTATGAGAAACGTTTTGTAAACACCCTTAATACTGGAGCTACAGACGCTAATGAATTTTTGGCGGCAACAAAAGCTGTAGGGTTACAAGGTCAGGGGTTAACAACTGCTATGCAAAACGCAGGGTTGTCCCAAGGCGCTCAATACGCCTTAACACACGCTATGGACGATAAGGCTTATACAGGTGGCGTTGTAGATGCGAATACCGGAAAAGCGGTTGATCTTTATAATCAAATTGGTTACACCGCAGGGGCTTTACCCGGTGACAAAGGCGGCTTAGAAGGCCTTTATGCCAACATCAACTACACCGCAAGTGGGTTACAGAACCTAATAAACACAGGAAAAATGTCTGTAGCCGACGCTCAGAATGCGGCTCTTGCAGAGCTGGGTCGTACTAATGTTAGTTTAAAAGACGTTGAAACAGCAACAGGTAAAAAATTCGGTAATTTATTCACACCCAAAACAGAGACCAAAACAACTCTTAATTGCGGCCCCGGATTCCGGCCAAACGCGGCGGGTACTGCATGCGAACCTATACCTATTGTATCTACATGCCCCGCGCCCGACATGCGCATTTTGCTGGCAAACGGCGACTTAAAAGCTGCGGGTAACTTACAAGTTGGCGACGTTATTAGAACGCAACACGAAACAACATTAGCATGGGGGGATCACCCCGTCACGCACGTGTCTATTGTCCCTGATGTTCCACGCCTCAAAATTGAGCTTGGAGACGTTGAGTTTGTCTGTAGTTTAGACCACAAGTTCTTTAAGTCTGCGGGCGAATGGGTTACTGCAAAAGATGTAGTCCTTGGCGACATGCTAAGTGGCCATGTTGTCCGCAACTTGACACAAGCCGACGTAGGTGATGTTGTACGTATTACGGTAGATGAAGCTCATACCTACATTTGCGAAGGGTTGTTAAGCCATAACAAGTCACCCTTAGTTACTAACGTAACTACGCCAACTAACATTTCTACGGCAGTCAGTACAGCATTACCACCCGGTGTAAGTGGCGCGGGTATAACCACTGTTAACCCTAACGGCACAATTACCACTCGTCCCAATATCCCCGGCATTCCTGAAGGTGGGTTTACGGGTATGACTAGCTTGCGCGATGCGTACACCGCAGGTGGCGGTAGCTTGGGATACATTCCTTACGCACCCAAAACAATTGAAGAGTTCAACACCAAATACGGCAGTAAGTTAACTGGTGGCTCTAAGCAGTCTTACGATTACTTGACTGGCAAAACGCCGTACGACCCTACTCCTTACACAAAGACTGGCGAAATTATGAAGCCATACTTTGAGTCTGTTGGTCGGTTCCCAGAAAACCGTAAAGCTAAAAAGTATGTGTTTGTAAACGGTAAATACGAACTTAACCCCGATTACGTAAAACCTTCTTACGTACTTGCTGGTGAAAAAGCGACTGCGGATAAAGCGGCGGCAACAGAAACAACAAAGGCAGCCGTAACTGCTGGTAAAACAATTAATGTTTTAGATAACCAAGGCAACACTGAGCCAGCGTACTTGCGTGAAGATGGTTTTTACTACACCTCTGGCGGTAATAAATTTGATGAAAAAGGTGCTCAAGTTGCCGCAGATGGCGGTTTGATGGCTATGGCTCGTGGCGGTATGTCTCAGCAGTTTGACCTTGGCGGTTACTCTGATGGCGGCAGACTGTTACGTGGCCCCGGTGATGGTGTGTCTGATTCTATCCCTGCAACAATTGGTAACAAGCGCCCTGCACGACTCGCCGACGGTGAATTTGTAGTGCCTGCACGCATTGTGTCTGAGTTGGGTAACGGCTCGACTGAAGCTGGCG